GTAGAGAGAAGACGCCGTCATAATCGGTGACGTCCTTGTTGTCGAACCAAAGGCCACCCTCCGCGTGCCAGTCATCCCCGCCCGATTCCTCGTCGTAGATTTCAAACCACCCGTAGGTGCTGTCCTTGATTCCGAGAGTGCAGTTAAGTTTGACCTCCTTCTGCTCTCTGATTGTTCCGAATGAGTTCTCGTAAGTGAGATGCTCAGTTGTGGTCTTGGTGTATTGCTTTGTTTCTGTATTCATATTTGTATTGGTTCGCGCCTGTATTCAATGGCGCATGTATTTGTTAGTTAGTTGATTGCAACCCGAAGTAGGGTGGGTTACACCCAAAAAGCCCGCACCAGATGGACTGGATACGGGCTGTGGATTACTCCGCGTGGAGCCTGCCTGCAACGTCCTTAGCGGACGCCTGCCATGCTTCCCAACTGATCAGACCGTTAGTCCAATTGTCGGGCTTCTCATTGAGTCCCGCGACCTGCTCGCAGTATTTCTCAATGGCGGTCATGACCACAATCTGGTTCAGCGGTGAGCCGAACTCCATTGCATCAGAGACCTTTTCTACATTCGTTTTACTCATGGTATTGATTGGTTGATGTTAATTGTAAGCGGTATGCTTACACCCAGAAAGCCCGCTAGCGAATAGCTAGCAGGCTGTGGTATTATTTGATCTTGAGTTTGATCACTTTCTCAGATGACTTGGCACCCCATGCTTGCAGGGAACCCCAGTCGTTGACCCAAGGTTCGATGAGATCACCGTCCTCGTATCCAGAGAGGATAATGTGGCTTCGCTTTAGCTCTGCCTTGGTTTCCTTGTTCCAGACGCTTTCGACTGGGTCAAGCTCTACACGGTAGATGTGCGCTACAGGAGTCCCCTTCTTTCTGGAATTCAAGTTGTAGAACGAGTTGACCTTGGCATTTTTCAATGCGACCTCTAGCTCTGGGGATTTGCCCCAATAGCCGTCAGTTGTGATTACTACATAGCGGATAAAACTTTCGTTTTTCTCAGTCATATTTTTGATTGGTTATGTGTTAAATGTAAGAGATCAGAGGTGACCTGCTTACACCCAAAAAGCCCGCACCTGTGAGGGTGCGAGCTGTGGTTTACCAAGGTAGCAGTGAAGCTCCGAGTTGGCGTCGAATGTGTTCTCCTTGAGGGCTAGCCTTCGGCACCTGCTTGGCTACAAAAGCCTTGCCGTAGATGCCAGCGTCTGGGGCTTCATCAGTGGCTTTCCAGCCGAGTTTGATGCCCCTGTATCCTTCGTCTTTCCATGAGTCCTTCATGGCCTCTAGCTCGTATTCAGCTTCGGCCTTGTCGTAGGATCCATAGAGAGTTTCTGTTGCACCGTCGAGTTTGGCGGTGATTTGGAAGTATTTGAATTCAGTCATATTTTTGATTGGTTGATTGTTAATTGTAAGTCGAACGCTTACACCCAAAAAGCCCGCACCTTGGAGGGTGCGAGCTGAGTGGATTACTGAAGGTAGAAAAGAGCGGCTACTGCTTGATCCTCTGTAAACCCAAGCCCTGTCAGTTCTTCGACAGACTTGTAATTGCGATTTTCGACCCAGTCCCAGCAGTCGATGTCTTCTGGAACTTCGTAGTATGCCTTGAATTGTTTTTCGTCTAGCTCGTTGCCGATTTGGCAATACATCCGATAATGGTCGCCTAGTATTTCGCATAGCTCTGAGCTTAACTCTGAAACGTTGAGGATTTCTCTGAGTGATTGTAATGTATCTGGATTGATCATAGTTTTGATTGGTCATCTGTATGTGCAGTATGCACGCACGGGCTGTGAACCGTCTCAGAATTGAGGCTACATTACCAATCCATGTCCCACTTGCTACGTCATCGATGGTGCCGTCTGGCATCCAATCTCTCCACTTCCTGTTCGTATGGCGCATCTGTCTCAATGCACGGAGAGACCATCTGGAGTGTTACCCCAGAGTCGGTAGCGTTTGGACTGAGAAAGAACGGGAACTGCGCCCTCAGTATACCACACTTTTTCAGATAAAAAAGCTTTTTTTCATCAAAGTGCATTTTTTCTTCAAATAGATCCTTTTTCTGGGAGGTCAATGCGGTGGAGTAGGGGATAGGTATTCAGTTGGGCCGTGAATATCTTGGGCCGTGAACATCCCCCGAAGTCATCCCATTAAATGCATCAATGCATATGACCATCGGGTCGGTGGTATCTTCTGGCACCCGTGGGCTACATATCTACTACCTCACGGGGCATTCATGGTCATCCAGTCGGTGGAGTAGGGGATAGGTGCAGGTAAAAGTGCAGGGAATGGTGCAGATATTGAATCAATCTGGATGGAGCAGGGTAGATATAAGTGCAATCCAAGCAGAATAGAGTGGAACACGGATGCATTACGCTTTCACAGAAGAAAAGAATCGCTCATACGAAGCGGGCAGGGTGCCGCAGAGGGCAGAATATGCCCAGAATCGCTGAGAATTAGACATAAGATATATTGTGCCGCTTACATAGTGGACGCCTGCTCGCGCCTGCTAGGGGTCGGGGGGGTCAGCGCGCGCGCAACGACTGTTTACATGTATCTTCAATCGGGGCTTAAAAAAAAGTGTCACTCAAGGCGCCCCTCCTGGCCCCTTCCTTAAGGTTCCTTCCTTAAGGCCCCCTTCCCTTTTGGTTCTCTTCTTAAGGCCCCCAATACTTTTTACAAAAGTACTTACATAACGAACGAGTGTTCCTTAAGGAAGAGGGCAATGAAAAGACCTGTCAAGTCCGTAGTCACATATTTTTTTACCTATGGCTCATTAACTTGACGGATCCCCGATATGGTATCATTGATTGATAATGGCTACCAAGGAGGAGTTAATAAGTCAAATATCGGATTCGATCCAGGAGATCGTAAAGGAGAAGGAGGCCATCCAGGCTAGAAGCCTGAGTCGGCATAACCCCGAAAAGGTGGCCGAGATACTTTACCTTTACAGCACGGGCAGTTCGCAGACCAGGATCGTAAAGAAATACGGAATGGATCGGGGGACGGTTATTTCTGTCCTTACTGATTACGCGGACCACCTCGGTAAGTTCAGGGATCTGTCGGGCAAGATTGCGGCTCAGAACTACCTGAACCTCTCCAGCCTAGAGGAGGACCTGATAGAGAAGGTCAGGGACAGGATGGAGAACGACCCAGAGATGGAAGTAAGTTTCAAGGATCTCAAGGAGCTATCCATAGCCAAGGCTAATGCTTCTAGAGAAGCGCTTACTGCACGGGGCGAGGCTACTCAGATAACCGAGGACAGGAAGGTCTTCACCCAGGATGACTACGAGGCCACGATTAAGGCAGCCAGGGAAAGAATACAGAAGGCCAAGGTAATTAATGCGGAGGTAAAGGATGCCTAGGTCAGTCATAGATGATAGCTATGACCCCATCTACGACCAGGTTCGGGGGATCCTGGGAGAGCATTTTGAGAACTACTGCTTCATAGTAATGAACTCCGAGGGGGAAATCTTCTTTGACTACAACCATCTCCCCGCTGGTAAGATGCTTATAAACGAAATGCAATACGAGATACGGGACGACAACCTGGAGATTGAATGGGATTTCGGCAATGACCCTGAGGATCTGGAAGAAGAGGAATGACTATTGAGTTCACAAAGCACCCGATCCTGGAGTCCCCTACTGACGAAGAGATTGTTATATTAGGTGAAGCGGACCCCAAGCTACTAGCTTCTTTGCACGAAGCTCACGAGGGTAGGATCCTGGCAGCGGAGACGGACCCATTACGTCATGGCTTTGACCTGCCTGGGTGGGACCGTATGCGTGACGCTATGCGGGACTACGACGAGGTCATAACCTTTGGGGGTAATAGAAGTGGTAAAACCACTGGCTGTGCTAAGATGTTGATGGAGGCCGTTACTAGTAACCAGGACGGCCATGTAGTATGCTTCAGCCAGAACGCGGACACCTCAGTAAAGGTGCAGCAGGCTGCGGTCTGGGAGATGATGCCGAAGGAGTTCAGGAAGAAGACCAAGAGTATTGAGGGATACATTAACTTCAGTATGCAGAATGGTTTCACTGGCTCTAGTTTCATCTTTCCTGATACCAGGACCCGTGTGGACTTCAAGACTTATACGCAGTTCAGTAATAACCAGACCATCCTTGAGGGTTTTGAGTTCGGGTTCAAGAAGGCTGATAGCCTGAACATAGGTGCATGGCTGGACGAATACCTAGGGGATGCGGCCCTGGTTAATACTCTCAGGTTCCGTCTAGCTACCAGGAACTCCAAGATGATTCTCGGCTTTACCCCTATTGATGGCTACACGCCCTTCGTAGCTGAGTACTTAAAGGGCGCGGAGACGCTTGAGACAAGGAACGCTGAACTGCTGGATAAAGCGGTGCCAGTAAAGCAATACAGCCCCGAACGAGATGCTGGTATTGTTTATCTGCACTCGGACGAGAACCCCTTTGGTGGTTATGATCGTATAGCCAAGGACCTAAAGAACTCCAGCCAGGACACCATAATGGTCCGTGCCTATGGTTTACCCACGAAGTCAATGACTTCACTGATACCTAACTTCAGCCCTGAGATTAATGTTCTATCAGAGGAGCCTAATAAATACGGAATGACCTTTCCTGCGATTGATTCATTAACCTGGTATCAGGTAGTGGACCCAGCCTTTGCGAGGAACTACGTTAGTATCTGGGCGGGTGTCTCCGAGACCGAGAATATATATATAAGAAAAGAGTGGCCCGACAGGGACACCTACGGCGAATGGGCGCTGTTCGGGGACCCGAAGTGGAGATACGGTCCAGCTGCCAAGAAGGTGGGCTACGATGTTGAGAAATATGTAGAACTATTTCACGAGATAGAGGAAGACCTGGGGATAAAGGTAATGGAGAGGATAGGGGACTCCAGGTTCTTTGCTAAGGAGAATGAGAACAACGTGGACTTATTCACAAGTTTCTATGATTACGGCATGAGCTTTATACCTTCCGATGGCCAGACAGAGGCCGTGGGTGCTACAGCATTGGACGAATGGTTCTTTTATAATCATGACTAC